TTTAATTCGCCTCCTTATATTCTACGTTTGGATTTGCCCACCAAAGAATAGGCCCATCTTCAGAATCAAAAGCCGCTATTAAAAACAAGTTTTGTTCTGGTGCTTGTGGTTTCCATTTAGACCAATCACCGCAGTCTTCATCGGGAATTTCCTCGATTTCAATATAATCAAAACGTTCGATTAGGATTGAAACACCAAGATTCTTTTGCAGTTGTGCCCATTGTTCTTTTGTATAAAACTCAGCGTGCTCTCCAATAGTGTCATGCAGTTCAACATCAGGATGAAACCAGCACCCTGAAAGATCTTTTGGTACTTCAGTTGGTTGGATTTGATAAGTCATCCCTCAGCTCCCGATTCACTATTACATTTATTAAAGTGAAGGCTTAAAATTTCCGTTCCCACTTCATATTTTGTAAACTCATCTTTTTTGTGGTGTTCTTCGGTAACAACTTCATCAACTGTATACCCAGCTGATGCGATAACCACGCCGTAGCAAAGTTCGAAAAATTCACCTTCACTTTCCACATGAAAACCGTCTGCAACTCTATCTCTGTAATAGTCGAGATTAACTTCTGCTTCTTTCTGAGCTTCTTCTAATGAATCGTGATATTTAAAGCCATCACCATTAAAATCATGGGTAAAGAATTTTTGAGCTGGTACTAATAAATGATCCGTAAGTTCATGATCATTTTTAAATGTGGCCAATTCAATTAAATTACTTAAGAATTGATTTAGGTCTAAAGGGGATCCTGATTGCTGGAATCGCTCAACCTCATTCTTAATTAATTCAACTTTTTCACGTTGTTTATATGCTCGTTCAGTCCAGCTAGTAACAGATTTATATGCATAAGCAAAATCACTTTGTGACTCTTTTAAATCGGCAGTTAGAACTTTAATTTGATGCTGGAGCTCAGCCACAATTTCTGGATAAACTTCACGTTTGCCATTTGCTGACATTGGGCTAATTACATAGTCTTCTTCTAATTTATCCATGAGTGGAACGGCACGGTTATAACTGAGGTTAAATGCACGTTGAATATGTGACGTGCTAGCTTTGTTATGATTCCTAACGAAATCTACAACTGATTTATATAATTCAATATCCATTTTTAAGCCCTCAAATATTCTTCTTTAGTCCACTCAACAAACTCTTTATAAAGCTGCTGGGCGGGTTTATTTAAACGGTTGTTGTAGTCGATAGTTATGCGGCGCCAAGCTACAGGTACGGCATAATGTTTCGTTAAAAACATTGCTTGGTTTACACCTTGCTGGACTATTACAAAGCCCAGCAAGTGCAAGTAATTAGTAAAACCAAGTAAGTGCTTGTTATTCACTTTCTTGAATTGGTCTTTCATATTAGAAGTTGTCTCCTAACAGATAATCCGGATCTAAAGAGGGGGTGGAAGCTGCGTTGAGTTCACCACGGCGCTTTTTGGCCATGTTCCACAAAGTCTTATGAACATCTGGATGGCGTGACGGAATTTCACGCTCTAATTCCTCTAGGGTGTTTAAATCTGGTGCATATTGAAGGCGAACAATTAAAGGAGATAGCCCATCATCTTGCTGTTTAGTTTGATTTAACTCAGAAAGGCGTTTATGCATCTCATTTAATAGTGGCTTGCGTTGTTCCTCCGTCCATTTAGTGGTGTAACGGATAACACTATTAACTTCTTCAGGGGTATGAAAGTTCTGGATGCTTTGAACTAATGATTCATAATTTTCAGGCATTGAAATGGTTGCCACTTCATCATTTGCTTGCGCATCTAAATCAGAAAAAACTTGTTCACTAGCTGTATCAGCAGCATCCATTTCAATAAAATCGAGTTCAATTAATCGTTCTTGCTTAGCCAGATTTATTTGGTCAATTTGCTCTTGAGTAAAGCCTTCTTTTTCAAGATTCGCACAAGTTGAATCTAGCTCTTTTTCTGACTGGCAAATACGGATTGCATCAAGCAAAATTTCAAATTGGGCATTAACATTCGGCTTAATATTAAGTTCGTTAGTAACTGGAGTTAATAGGTCTTCGGAAGCTGTGACATTAGTTTGTTCTGTAATAACAATCGCTGGCTGTTTATCTGCAGGGAAAACTTCAGAAGGTATTACTTTTGCCACTGGCTCAGCTTTTGATTTTTTGCCTCTCTGTTTTTTAGGTTCCTCACCAAGACGAATAACACTAAAATCGTCACTAACTTCAAAACCTAACGCTTTAGATAGTGCTTTTAATTGAAGCTTGGCATTTTCTGCATCACGCTGAACAAAACCACTATTAATAGATTCAATTAATGCGGTGGTTTTAAAATTCACGACGTAAATAGAAGGCGAATATGTAGTAATTACAAAAACATCCTGTCCTTCTTCATATTCATCAATAGTCAATGGTTTTGTGAATGTAATGCCAGCCAGTTCAATAGTTTCGATTTTGATGCAGAATTCAAAATCCGGTTTACCAAACACAGAAGCAGGGAACTGATCTAAGTCAGAAAAGTCCAACATGTCTCCAATAGGACGACATAGAACAGTTTTACCTTTTTGAAGAGCTGCAAATGCTTCAGCTGCAGTTAGTAAGTTAGACATAAATAGCTCTCCTTTTAGTGATGTAACGACTGTTGTTGTTGAACTTGCTGAGGATTGTTTTTAGGTGCCCAACCCATCTGATCGGCACGTGCTTGGCATGCTCTATTGATACCCGCCTCATACGTAGTACCTTTAAACTTCTTAATCGCAGCATTTAAGATGTTGGTGTCTGGTGCATCTTTAATTGCTTTTAATGCATCTTGATATAGTTGGTCCTGAGTACGAGGCGGCTTCTGGTTACCACCCTGAGCGATTGTCTGATTATTTTGATTTGTATTTTGACCTGCTGGGGTAGAGGCATTTTGCTCTAGATAGGCATAGTCATAGTTGTATAGATATTTACTTCCATCAAAATTACCGAGGTAGACATCAGCTGCCACACCAATAGCTTTAAACGCTACACCAAGAGCATCAGTAACGGCCTTTTTATAACCTTCATCAATCGCTACTAATTTGCCCTTTTGAACTTCAACAATTGCTGAACCGCCGTTGCCGAAAAATTCCTCACCCCAAACACCATCAATCTTGGTTTTTACTGCTACTTCAGCAAAAGCCATAATGGTTCCATCTGGAGCAGTTTCAGACCATAAACGTACATGTCTATAAGTCCAGCCATGACCAACGGGACCAAAGGCCTGAGTCATAGCCATTAATCGCCATTGAGGGTTAATATCTGATTTACCTTTTAAATAACCAAACTCAATTTTTTTAAGAAAATTGGTAGGCGTTTGCTTAACTGCATTCCAGATATGTAAGTTGTCTTTTGAGTTTTCAGTTGTCATTTTTCTTATCCTCATCTAGAGCCGGTGAAGCCGCGGTTTTGCTTATATGCTTTGCGGTCATAAGTAGGGATATTTGTTTCACGCAGTTTTATTGCGAGCTGCTTTCTGCGTTGGAAATCAATTTCTTGTGTGAGTTCATTCCAAACTTTTGGATAGTCAGTTTGGAACCTGAACACATTTAAAGGCGTCTTAAATCCGTCTTTAACTTTGTAAAGAACTGAGCCATTAGCATTAGATGCGTACACTTGCCAGCCAATACGAACAGAGTAGAGGCCCTTATCATCACGGCCTAAAAATGACATGTAGCCGTCAGGGTGTTTTTTGAAATGAGTCATCTTTAAGCCTCCACCAACTTGTTACGTTCGATGAAGCCTTTTAGAAGGTCATTGATGTTGCGGATGTCTTCAAATTCGGTGAAATCGTTATATGACTTACCGTTAATGTCAGTGATTTCATTCACAGTGAGTTGGGTAATATCGACAGCGGTGAATTCAGAACCCGGAACGCCGTAGCTGTCTGGATGAGCTTCAAAATCAAAGCTAACGTTTAAACGGAAGCTATCTAATTTGATGACAGCAACGCCAGAATGTTTACTTGTGATTCTCGCGGTTAAAACACCGTAAGTACTTGGTTGAGTCTTAGGGGTAAATAGAGAAGGGGCTTCTTTTGTTTGGAAAGCTGGTTGCAATTGGCAAGCAACTAAAGAACCACCAGAGATTGCAAGAGCAGCCATGCTGACAAATGCAAATGAGTTGAAAGGAGGAGCTTTTACGTTCATAATTGATCTCGCATATAGCAAAGCACATCGGACCTGGGGAGGGCGGTGTGCTTTTTTGTTATCTGGTGAAAATTATTAAACCTTAGATTTAATTTTGATGCAATAGATATTTAAACCTAAGATTGAATTTATTTTAAATTTTAGATTTAATAGACAAAAGAAAACCCACCGTGGTGGTGGGTTGGTCGCTGATTTAACCTGACAAAGGTATTTTTATGAAATTAGATCAGATACTAAATATGCAAATGTTTATTAGCATGGTAACAATACTTGTGAATATTGCCATTTGGTTCACATTTTAAAGAGAGTTCTTATGTGTGAAATAAAGTTGACGAGAGCTGGTCTGTTAATTAGCTTAATACCTCTAATCACCTCAATTGCTTTACTTGTTAAGAGGGTGCTACTGGTGGATATGTCATGAAAATCAAAAACAAACGTATAGTAAATTTTGTGCTTAGTTTTATCTCAATGTGCTCTGTTATCGTTACTCTCATTTTAGTATTGCAACAACACCAGTGACTGCAGCAATTAAGGCCAGCAGCACCCCAACATAAGCAGTCCAATGCGGTTTGCTGGATTTTTTAATCTGTCTTGATGTCAATTCATAGCTTATAGCTTGTAGAAGTGGTGCTGGGATAATTCCGCTTCGGCCTTCACCGCTTAAAAGCATCATTAACTCGTCATCTGAAAGTTGCTTGATTTCTTCTAGCGTTAATTTAACTTTGGGAGGCCTATATTTTTTAGCGGAATCAGGAATAACTACTTTAGGTATCTTATACATATATTCTCTACCGATATGGTTTAAAGCACTGTGTCGGGTCACGGTTTCAATTAAACAAAAAGCTGAATCCGCTTAAATTCTTTATTAGCCTCAATATGACTTCTATAAAATTTATCTTTATCTTCTGAATCAACAAACTCTTTGAATGTGGTTGCTTCAAGAAGTCTGTAAATAAACCTTTCACCTGTTCTAAGCACTACCGTCAACAAGAAGTGTTGATAAAGAACATGGCTGATATTACGGGAGTTAACTTCAATTTTTTGCATATTGTGGATTCCACTTCATTTCCTAATATTCCTCCAACCCTAAACTAATCTTTTTTATTAAATTTCCTGCTGCCCTGAAAACTCAATTCTTGAAATGAAATCAATAGGCAAGGCCAGCTTTTCACCAACAATAGTTTCGAAGTGAATCCATATACCTGCAGCTTCATTTTCAAAATTCACACTGATTATCTTTACTAAGTTGTAAGGCTCCGCAGCCCCCATCATGATGATATTGAAGCGGTGATCTTCACGAACATAAGAAATAAGCATCTGATGAATTGCCATTTGTTCAGTGCTTGTTAGATGCCTGTATTCGTAAAGTTCTGGTGGCATATATTTTTTATTCATTACGAATCTTACCTCATCAACTTCTTCTTATTTACCTTTTCAAGTGCTGTACTTTTCTAGAAAATCATCAACCCAGCCTTGCGCTTGCTCCAAATTACTTATATCTGATAGTTTTAAATTAGTACCTTCAGCTTCATTAAATCCTTCGATTATAGCCTCAAAGATATTTGCTTCATTAATGACCTCACATGCCATTTCAGTAGCGTCATAACTTTGCTTGGCTTTTTTAAGTGAGGCTATTTGTTTTTCAATACCTTCGCCAATTTTACCTAATGCTAATTTGAACTCTTGGCGATTAATCGTTAGCGCAGTTTTGGATTTATTAAGTGTTGCGATCATAATACCCTCTTTTCTTTAAAAATTAATTACTTAGCTCGCCTAAATTTCACCATCATAAGAATGAGAAACATATTTACCAATGATGCCAATATGCTCCAAGTCTTGCGGCTCAACGATCTCTCTTTCATAGCTAGGATTATCACTATCAATAATCAAGGCTCCGTCATATCTACGAGATAATCTTTTGATTTTTAGTTCATCACCATACCTGATTGCATACACCTTTCTGTTCTGAACTTGCTCTAGTCTATTAACAGACTTGTCGATAATTACAACGCTGCCGCTTGGTATCCTTGGTTCCATACTGTCACCATCAACATCCACTTCTACAAGATTTTTAGGTGAAACTTTTTTCTTATGAAACCACTCCATGCGTTGTGCGCATCCCGTCATCCTGGTTGTTGGCTCAAATTCAACCAGTCGGCCATTACCTGCGGAAAACTTGACGTCTACATGCGGAATAATCATAAAAGAATTAGGATCGAGGTCATCCGGTGCTTCCCATGCCATAACTGGCCTATATGCATCAGCATTCTCAGGATTGTCAGCCAACTCGATCATTGATCCAGAACCATCTAGCAACCATCCGGCACTTACTCCAGTTAAAGCCGCTAGCTCTTTCAGGGTTTCCTTACCAATTTTCCCCTTTTTCCAGTTAGATGCAGCTTGAGCTGATAGTCCCAATTTGAGAGATGCTGCTGACCATTTTAGATTTGCATAATCAAGTGCTGCTTGGATGCGTTCAGCTATAGATTCCATAATCATTAATAAAATAAACCTTTGGTTTAAAATTCTATTGGAAATTTAAAAAAATAGAAGCAATCATGGATTGTATTAAAATTAAACCTATGATTTAATTTTGGTGAAATCAATTAAAAGGGAGATTTAACTTTGAATCCCATTAAATATGCTTTTGATGCTGTTGGTGGTCGATCTAAAGCAGCAGCGTTACTAAACCGTACATACATGGCCATGAGCAAGATGGAAAAACGAGGGGTATTACCAAGAACTGAATATACGGGCGAAACCAAATATGCCCAGATACTTGCAATTAATAGCGGTGGAAAGTTTACGGCTGAATGGCTACTTGAGAATGCTAAGCCAGAGTCGTCTATAGCATAACTGACCTCATGAACAAATATCAGTTTAGGAACAACCATGACCAAACAAAAGCCAAGTGCAAAAAAGACGGTGTGCATGCCGACACATTTATCTGAGCCTGTAGCTGAGCATGTGGCAAGGGAAGCATATGAACGAGGCTGGTCTAACAGCCAGTATTTAAGATGGTTAGCCATTCTGGATATGAAGCGTTGTGAAGATGACAAGAATCTTATGTCACAGGTATCTGGAATACCCAGAGAACGTTTTGATTTATATGAACAAAGAAAACAATCCGTTCGGAGAGAACGCAATAAAAAAGCCTGATGGTCAAGATCAGGCTTCTTAATTCACAAATTTAGGAACCCATGAATATGCAAACTAATTTATCAAATCAAACGTCCAAACACAACTTACAAGAGTTTTTAGTGGGTGATGTAGTGGTACTTACTGAAGAGTGCCGTAGTTTTAAATCAAATGATTTGTTTGAAGTTAAAAACAAAACTTTGACCAGGTTGTGGACTATCAAATCAGAGAATCATTTGATTCTGGTTTCTTCAAAAGAAATCCGCACCGCAACAGTCGCCGAACTTAATGCCAAACGCCGACTAACAAGTGCTGAGCAAGCATTAGCGGAGGTGTCATGAACAGCTTTACACAGCAAATCAAAGATTCTCGTCAGCAAAGAGAAATCCAATCTTTTTATGAGCCTGCATTGCGAGTGCTTGGGCACCTATTTGAGGTGAAAAAGCAAAATTTACGCAACAAGGGTTATGACGAAAATAATGCGGCGGTAACCAAAGTTGAGTTTTCAGAGGCTATGGCTCGTCAATTTCGCATAACGCAATGGTTAGCACAGCAGATTGTAACCAGCTTAACCAAGGCGTGTTTGGTTGATTCTTTTGGAGGCTATGTTAAGCCAAAGGATGGTGAAAAGTGAGATATGCAGCAAGAAGAAAACAGGATATTTCCGTTTCCACCACACCGCTAGAGGTGGTAATTCCACTGGAGCAACCAGTAAAGATCTATTCGGCTAAAGAATTAGCAGCCATGCCACTTTCAGTTATGAATGCCGCAATTGAGGCTCAGGAAAGATTTTATCAACTTGAAGAATTAACTCATATGGGGGGGCAGGCTATAGCAGTTCGCCGTCTCATGGAGGATGGGCACAAACTAATTCAGGTGAAAGAAAAGTCTCGTATTCGCTACAAAATCAACGACGAATTTATTCCTCCAAGAATTATTCGTCAGTTGGAAATGCGCGGATTAGTGAAGCTTGGAAGGGGTAAGTAATGATTATTATCACCCCTTCAAAGCCCCTTCGAACCCCCTTCAAAGGAGATAAATAACCATGCGTGACTATGGGAAAGTCTCACCACATTTCTGGACGGGAACTACGGGAAAAAAACTTCGTCAAACACCTGAAGGCTTAATTGTCGCTATGTATTTAATGACAAGCCCTCACGCGAACATGCTTGGCTTGTATTACATACCCCTTCTATATATTGCTCATGAAACTGGCTTGGGCTTTGAAGGGGCTTCTAAGGGGCTTCAAAGAGCCTGTGAAGCGGGGTTTTGTAGCTATGACGAAGCCACGGAGACAGTCTGGGTGCACGAGATGGCACGTTTTCAAGTAGCTGAGTCATTAAAGCCAGCCGATAACCGCTGTAAGAACGTGCAAAAAGAGTATGACTCATTGCCGTCAAGCCCTTATTTATCAAGCTTTTTCGATAAATATGCACAAGCATTTTGTATGACTCAAAAGCGTGGCGAAAACGCCAAAATAGATAGCCCCTTACAAGCCCCTTCAAAGCCCCTTCGAAGCCAGGAACAGGAACAGGAGCAGGAACAAGAAAATACTCACACACAAAACGCGGCTGAAAATTTTTCAGCGAAAGAAGAATCTTGGAAACCAAATCGTGAACTTTTGCTGAATGTGCTTAGGACTTCACAAGTGGGTGCACAAGCAGAGCAGGTTTTAGAAATGCCAAATTATGAATTTCATCTTGGCAACTTCAATGCTCACTGGGAAAACAAAATTGATCTCACTGAAAACCAACGAACTCGAAAGTTTGCAACTTGGTTAATTCAGGAATTCACAAAGTCGATAAGACCTAAAAAACAAAACTCACCAATGAAAACTGCACCAGCAAGAGACGTAAACAGGGCTTGGGGTGATTCAAAACAGTATGCACCAGCCACAGATGATATCGATGTAGGGGAGATGCTATGAATGCATTGAGCAAACAATTCAAAACTGAGCTGGTACAAACTAATCAGTTTTGCCCTAAACACAATGAGTTAATGGTTTTACTAATTGGTCGTCCAGTTTGCCAAACATGTGCAAATGAAGCGTATGTGAAATCACAAATTGTACACGCACACCAAGTCAACCTTATGGTACGCGAGAAACATTTTGCCGGAGCAAAACTTCCTGAGCGCCACAAGGAAAGCGGATTTAAAAATTATGTGGTGAGTATTGATCCGCAGAAAGAAGCTAAAGCTGCTTGCCATAAATTTGTTCAAGATTTTAATTCAGGGAAGAAGCGCAATCTGATTATGGTTGGGCGTACAGGAACAGGCAAAACCCATCTTGCATGTGCTATTGCTCGTAACGTTTTAGACAAGCGTAGTTATGTTCGTTACGTCACCTCAGAAGACATGGCAAATGAAATTGCGACTGCATGGACAAAGCCAGATGACAATGAAGCAAATGCAATTTTTCGCTTCACGGACTGTGATTTATTGATATTGGATGAATATGGTTTGCACGACCAACACGAGAGTCGATTGCAGCTCGTTCATAAAGTTTTATATGCACGTTATGACGAAAAAAAGCCGACAGTTTTAATTTC